GATAAACATATGCCTTATGCAGCCAAAGCTTATTTGAGAAATTCGGATACGCTTCAAGTAGTTAGAGTATTGGGTAGAGACACTGCAGCAGCAGGTGAAGTTGTATTGCTTGCATTTCCTGATTCAGGTGCAGTTTCTGCCGCAGTAACATCGACAAACACAACTGTTGGTATATTGAGATATAGGGGCACAGTTGAAGATGCACAAATTAGTGGTACACCTTCAAACTTTGCTATTTCTATCGGATCTGTAACAGCTACAGGACTTTCACTTGTAGAATCAAGCGAATCTTATATAAAGAAAGTATTGGGAACTGATCCAACTGAAGTAAAAAGTGGTGATTCAGTAACAGCACTTTACGTTGATTCTGTTTTTGATTGGAAAGTTGGAAGTGTAACTGGTTCTGTTAGTGCTGAAACAGCAAATGCAGGATTTGCAAGTGCAACTGCAGATTATTCAAATATTACAGGAGGATTTGCAGAATCACAAACACCAACAATTGTATCACAAAACTTTGGTGGAACAGTATATGATTTGTTCAAAGTATATTCATTGGCTCATGGACCTGATCAAAATACTGAGTTCAAAATTTCTATCACACAGGTAGACAATTCAACAACTTCTTCACCAAAATTTTCACTTGTTGTAAGAGATTTTAATGATACAGATACTCAACCTGTCATTTTTGAATCATTTACAAATCTTGTGCTTGATCCAAGTTCAAAGCAATATGTTGGAAGAGTAATTGGTGATAGAAAGACAACTTATGATTTGACACAAAATCCACCAGAGCTTCTTTTTGATGGTGATTATGCAAACAAGTCTAAGTATATCAGAGTAGAAGTATATGATGGATTTCCTGGAAATGCTAGACCTTCTGGATTCTCAGGTGTTCCAAAGATTGGACCAGATGCAGCACTTCCTGATCTTCCAACAAAATTGAATCAGTTGAATAGCATCTCAAATGTGGATAACAATATCTTTATGGGTATTGATTTCACACAAGGTGGAGTAAAAGATGGCTTGAAGAAAACAACAACTTCAGCTTCAGGTACTTCATCTGCTAATACAGGTGTACTTTTCGTATCAACAACTGCTGAATTGAATCTTTCTGCTTCTAATACATCTTATAGCAGAGTAGATATGGTTGGATCTAATAGTTCAAACTTCTCTACAACAAATGCATTGAGATTTACAGTTCCAATGTATGGTGGTTGGGATGGATTTGATCCAAGATCTGATCTTAGAGTTGATTCAAATGATGGAACACTTTCTGCAGATTATGAAAAGCTATTAAGACACTTGCAAATCCACAAGAAGTAACATTTAATCTTCTTGCAGTTCCAGGTGTTCATTCATCTTCTGTAGGATCTATTCCTGATACTGCTATTAATATGGTATCAAATAGAGGTGATGCGTTTTATATTCTTGATATTTCTAATGGAACAACAACTGCTGCTCCATTGTCAATGACAGTTGCTGAAGCTAAGGTAGAAGCTGAAAAGTTTGATACTAATTATGCTGCTACATATTACCCATGGATCAGAATCAATGATATTGATAATGATAAAATCATTTGGGTACCACCTTCTGTAGAAGTTATTAGTGCCTATGCATTCAATGATAGAGTAGCACAACCTTGGTGGGCACCAGCTGGATTCAATCGTGGTGGTGTTGAAAATGTTCTTGAAGTAAGAAGAAGATTGACACAAGGTCAAAGAGATGATTTGATTACTTCAAATGTCAACCCAATTGCTACATTCCCAGGTCAAGGAATTGTAATTTGGGGTCAAGATACTCTTCAAAAGAAACAATCACTTCTTTCTAAGGTGAATGTAAGAAGAATGCTTCTTGAAGTAAGAAAGACAATTGCAAGGATGTCAAATGTGTTTGTATTTGATCCAAATACAACTACACAGAGAAGTAAACTTCAAAGTATGATTAATCAATATCTCCAAACTGTTCAAGAAGCAAATGGTATTGAAGAGTTTAGAGCTATTCTTGATGAATCTACAACTACACCTGATTTGATTGATAGAAACACAATGAAGGGTAGAATCATATTGAAGCCTACATCTGCTGCGGAAATAATTCTTCTTGACTTCGCTGTCACAAACAACGGAGCGGTTTTTCAAGATTAACAAATTTATTCTAATTCTGCTCTCCTGTAAGCATATGGGAGAGCAGAAATGATAAAAACAATGAACAAATTATATTTATTTTGAAACAAAATATAATTTAGGAGAACAATAATGCCTGTACCATTAGAAGCAAATGCAATGTTGGCTGATGCATTTGAACCCAAACGCCAAAACCGCTGGATCTTTCAATTTACTGATGAAACATTGCCTGCATTTATAGCAAGAGTTGCTGCAAAACCTTCATTTTCTGTAGAACCAATTGTGATTGATTATTTGAATGCAAAGAGATATCTTGCTGGAAAGTTCGAATGGAATACACTTACACTTGGGCTGTACGATCCAATTGCTCCGTCTGCTGCTCAAAAAGTTATGGAGTGGGTAAGACTTTCGTATGAAACTCTTTCAGGAAGAGCAGGATATGCTGCTTTTTATAAGAAGAACTTTTCTATCAAATCACTTGATCCAGTAGGTGCTGCAGTTGAAGAATGGAGTATTGAAGGAGCATGGATTACAGATGGAAATTTTGGTGATCTTGATATGACTTCAGCAGAAGCTCAACAAATAGACATTACGATCAGAATGGATCGTTGTGTTTTGCTTTACTAAGTTTAATAAAACAATACGTTACATAACATGAGGTATGTATGACAGAAGAAAAAGTTCCAAAAATTTCATTTCAATCTGGTGACGAAATAAAGCAAGAAGAAATAAAAGAGGAATCAAAAACAGATGACTCGGTTCCTACTGAGTTGGTTCCTCTTCCCTCTTTAGGAAAAATATATCCAAGAACTAGTCCGTTGTATAAACAAACTCATATTGAGTTGAGAAATATGACAGGAATAGAAGAAGATATCTTGACAACAAGATCTCTTTTAAGAAATGGTAAAGCTATAGATATGGTTCTTCAGAATTGTATCATTGACAAATCAGTTGTTTTAGATGATTTGATTACTGGTGATAAAAATTCTATAATGATCCATTTGAGAGTTGGTAGTTATGGACCTGCATATGTGATAAACATTGTTTGTCCGAAATGTGGAGAATCAACTCCAGAACATGAATTTGATCTGGGTGCATTAGAGATGAATGTTCTAGAAGTTGATCCAATTTCACCAGATGAAAATTTGTTTGAATTCGTTTTACCAGCATCGAAGAAGACTGTTTATTTTAAATTGCTGACTTCAGGAGAAGAAAGCAACATTTCTGAAACACAAGAAAAAATTCGAAAAAGAGTAAAAGTTCAAATTGAAAATAATGTAAC